ACAACAATGCCAATTTTGTAGCCATATCATTTTGAGGATCCTCTATTGTAATTGTAGTGGGAGATTTATTTACATACACCACGTAGGACAATACGGATCCATTATTGTCTATCCAGTACAATCTGATACCGGGCGTCAAACCACTTTTACTTGATACGATACCGCTGTACGATATTGTTAATGTCTTACCAATAATATTAATTTTATCGTCCACAATAAATCCTGCATATTTTCCGCCATTAGCTCTTGTGTAAGTAATCTTAATGGCTCTTTTGTCCGTGATATCAGCTTCTGCACCTGTCCCCTGTAACGTCACAAGAGATTTGTAAAATAACTGCGCCCCTGTCACCCCCACCTCCAACGTCTGCGGATACTCCACCGACGGGCTCGGCTTGCCTCCAGTGTACGGCTCCCATGGTAAGGCGGTGTCACCAGTATTGAGCATAGGTTTCAATGCGGCAACCTCAGATGGTGTCACCGTTCCACTTGTACCATCTTTGGATATAAACCTAATTCTGATATATGCGGTTTCATCTGCGACTGTAAATTTCCCGTTAGTTGGTTTAATTGATAAACTGCTTAGTATTACTTTTTCTTTGCTGAAGTACATAACATGATTAAAATATGGCTTTAACCCATCACCGCTTAATATATAATCTCCCGGCTTAACTGGTATATAATCACTACGGACAAAAACGGATGATTCGCTTTCTGCTCCTGTTTCAGTACTAATCATACCCTGTACAATCGTGTCAGCATTTAACAACTGCGCCCCTGTGCTGACCGTCCCTGTGCTGATAATGTCCTGCGGATATTCCGGGCTGGGGGAGGGTGCGCTGCCTGTGTAGGGCTCCCACGGTAATGCTGTGGTTCCCGCATTTAGCATGGGATAACACACACTATCGGCTGTTACTCCTGATAATACTTTTATTTCTGCACGCGCCCATACATCACGGTCAATCGTAATGGTCGTACTAGCAACATGGCCTACCTTTGCCAGTTCACCGACAAACTGGCCGCCCTGTGCACTTATTTCAACAAGCTGAAAATACATTCTGCCAACGACCAAACCGGATAATCCTGATAGGGTATAATCCCCCGCCAGAATCAGGATTTCCGCAACCGTAAATGTAATAGCGGCTGTTGCGGTCCCCGTTATGGAAATTCCACCGTCCGTCTGTGTTTTCACAGTGATACCATTTTTAGTATCGTTGAATTGAGGTTGTAGTAACAACTGAGCTCCGGTCGTCACCGCCTGTTCACTCCGCCCCATCACTTCCAGCCCCAGCACCGGCGCCGTCCATGCGTCCTCAACAGTAATATCACCCTCTCCCGTCGATGTCTCTGTCAGGGCGTTGGCATATTTGCTGTCAGACTCACGCTGGCTATATCCCACAAATGCGGCCTTCTGCGCCTCAACGTAGTCCGTTACCGCCTGCTGAGTCTGGGCCGCTGCTGTCTCACTGTCCTTTGCATTTGACTCGCAGGCCTTCGCATTTGCTGCCGCATCGACCGCTACCTGTATGCTATCCGCTGCATCATTTGCGCGCTGGGCTCCGTCTCTGGCCTGATTGCCCTGCTCCGTGGCGTACTGGGCGGCAATGTCTGCGGCCTCGGTTGACACCTTGACGTCCCGAAGTGCTTCCTGCAATGACTGGAAGTCGTCCGAGGACTCGATACGGGCCTGATCCATCACCATTGGATATACTGCTATGGGGAAAGTCTGTGATTTGATATCCCCGTCCGGCGCCAGAAAGTACAGCTCACCTGACTGCGTTCCCGTCACTGCCGTCATCTGCTCCGTAATTGGCGCCAGAACTGTATGTTCATCAATCTTTGTACACGTCGCCGTTGCCAGTGTCCCATCTGCCTTGTGGACATTAAGATATATCTGCACATCAAACGGGATAAGCCAGTACTCCCCCTCAAACGCTTTCAGGGTGATCTTCGCCCACCGGCTATTGGTATCACATTGCTTGACTTTCAGCGGTTCCTTTTTTACATCATCTGCCATGTATAATACATAGCTCTGGATTGTGCCCTGCATGGTTTATCCCTCCTCTGTCACTGCCCGTAAAACCTCATATTTCTCGGCGTCGGTCAGGTTGCGGTATCCCTTCAGGATCTCTTCCACATCTTCCCCCTGCCCACGCCTGATCTTAAGCGCATAGATAATTATATTTTTCGCCGCTGTACTAAGCATGGTACGCACCTCCAATCACATCAGCCAGGATCAGGGACATATCGTCGATCATAGCGCGCAACTCCTTGACCTCTTCCTGCAAGTTGACTCCTTCGCCGTCATACTGATAGACCGGCTGTGGGTTGCCTGGATTACTCACATCAATACTGGTGATCGTGGCGCCGTCCGGAATTACAACGACGAGGCCGAGGACTCCGGCGGGGACTGTATCCTGACCGTGAATTACCGACCAGATTGTGCCGGTAGTGTCATAGATGATTAATGATTTCATAATGCATTTCCTCCTTCTATTCAAGCCATACGTGATAGATGTTACCGGTAATACTGGATCCAAACCTAAAACCGATCAGCTGATCTCCCAGATTAGCCGGTAATGGAATTGTGATTGTAGTTCTTCCTGTACAGGCTGACCCTGCAAAAATATGCTGCGCAAAGCTATACCAACCGGTTCCGGACCCTCTGTAAATATCTAAATATCTTCCGCTACTTGCACCGTTACAAAACTCGCCATCTATTTTCAGGTTTGCATGACCAGTCAAATTAAACTTAATTGATGCATTGATTATTTTTGTATCTGACGTATCGCGTATCTCTATGTGATCCAGAAAAAATGTTACATAACCCGAACCGCTTGAACAACTAAAATTCGCCGGGTTATTGCCATGTAAATATAAATCATTTGCTGTTGGAAAATATCCTTCACAAGTCCCGTCCACGTAACTGCTGCCGATCCAATACCGGTACCCCTTTTTAACGACACTCGCCGGCGGAAGTGGAACAGCCGCTATTTCCACATTGCCGGTCATGCGCTTCCATGCGCTCCATACAGTCTGGGCGTAGGTCTGGGGTGTGATCGTCACCCCCGCCATGGACTGGATCTTGCCCTGTTTTCCCAGCACATTAATACTATCCAACATATAATCCGGATTGAGCCCGATTGCATTAGCTATGGTAGCTTGCGATGCCTTAACCTCTGGGTATCCATTAGAAGTAAGATTTATATACGCTCCTTTGGGAATACGATAATACAGGCTCCCTTCATAGAGTATTGTAGAAGCCGCAGTAGTTACATCAGGATTGTTCGGCATAGTCCCCATAAACTCCACGCCGCTGTCATTGGTGGCTGTCTTCCCGGCCAGTACATCCGCCGGCTGTGCATTCCCGGACCCCAATACAATGCGTCCGATATTTGCTGCCATCTCCTTAAATGTCGCTGTCGCCGCCGTTGCTACTCTCTTTGCAGTGATGGCTGCGGCAACAAGGGCTTTTCCATCACTGACAGATTTTTTTGTTTCTGCTACCTCCGCTGACAGGTCGTTAAATTCCGCTGTCGTGGCGTATCCCTGACCTTCAAGCTCTGCAATCATACCGAGGATTGTTGACCGCTGCGCCGCAAAGTAATCGTCAAACTCTCCCTTATACTGTGTGTTTTGACTTGAAATCGCTGACCAGATCGAGTTGAGGTCCAGAATCTCGCGCAGGTCTCTGAAGTCTTTGATGGCACCGGCCTGCTTGATATACTGGCACCATGGCATCTGATAGACCTTTCCGGTATCGTCCAGATCCTCTTGTCTTACCGATGGATAACTGGCGGTACTGGTCAGTGTCTTGAAGACACCCTGTATAAATTCTTCCGCTGTGTTTTCTTTGCTCAAGTCAACCTCGAAGACCACTTTGCAATAGAGCTGTCCTGACACGACATCAGGTGATGCAATCTCTTCCGTGCCGATAATCTGGACCATACGCCCAAACACAATAAAATATCCTTTTTGTACATAGACTTTTCCGTTTGCATTGCTGATTGCGCAGCCTTTAGTCACGCCATTTGCATGATTCAAAAACGTATACATAAAGTGCGCGAAATTCTCACTGGTGATCAGCTGCTCCGAAAATGTGATTCCATTTACCACGCCATCACCCCTTTCTCAATTTATCTATCAATGTAACCTTCAGGCTCCCGAATGTCAGCACAACCATTCCGGATGTACTTTTGATCGCGGATTTCGTAATCATCGAGGTTCGGATCCCTGACTTCGTTTTGATTGTACACTCTCGACCGACGTAGAATCGGTTGGCCGGATACAGCTTGCTATTTCGGTTAAGCGAGAACGAAATCTTATGACTATACCGGTTGGATGCAAACTCATTGTAAACTTGCTGCAGCATCTCTTCTTCTGTCTCCGCCTCAATGTAAATACTTTTGGAGACGCCGGCGGCCCGATCAGCGTTGTTGCTATCCTCTGTAATGCTCCTGTCTGCCAAAAGGAAGAAGCGTCGTTTTGTCAACACACCCACAACTGTATTGCCATTGCTGTCTTCCTTGTCCGGAATTTTCCAGTACACCAGAAGACGCACCAGCGCCGACACTGAATAGGTCTCTGTATAATCTGATATATCTGTTACTTCTATATCAATAGGGATCATCGGTTCCGCTTTTTTGTACACACGAATTACCAGTTGATTTCCTGCAAAGTCAAAATCAACATAGATCCCATAATACTGCTTCGCATTGCCGAGATAGGTCTTAAGATTGTAGACTCCCTTGTCGGCTTCTACCCGCGCCGCTACCGGTGTATGGGTCGTTGCCATGGCCGTGTATGGCCGGTCCATCAAAGTATCACCGCTGGCTGTGTAGTTGTCCCGTATTGCCTGGACGATAAAGTCCTCAATTCCAGTGCCGGATATCAAGTTTTCATGCTCAACAAAAATCTGACGGTCAAATAGACACTCCTTCTGCAGGAGACTGATTGTATATGCCTCGTTATCGCTGCCACTCTTGTAGGTATCGCAGATCCCAGTAAAGACCGTGATGTTATCATCTTTACAAAATACAAAATCGTCATCTGCTATGATAGGCTTGCGGGCCACGGTGATGCTGCTCTTGTCGTTGTAGTCGATGTCCTCCCGGAAGTCATACTCTTCAAACTCTAAAATGTCTTTGATCCGCAAATTGCTATTATCCAAAATATACGCCAACATAATCACACCGCCCTGTAAAATCTATAGATTGTTAACACTGTTCTATTCGTGGCTCCGGTATCTGACGAAAACTCGATCTGAGAATCGCCGACCGGTAGTTTAAAGAAATTCGTGTTATTGATATCCAGTGAGTCAACAAAATTTGTTTCATTGCCGGCTTGATCCACCCGGAGACAATACAGATTCCCGTCAACGGAACTGTACAGAATCTTTTCACCTTGCTGGAGGATCGTCGGGAAGCATACCCGGTATAATTCCCGTTCTCCCTGCTCCACCAGAACAACCGGATTCTCACAGTATCCGAATAGCTCCAGCTCAAATGTTGCTGGCACATGTCCGGTATTACTGATTGTCACCTTGCGACTCGAATAATCATTGAACCTTGCGGGCCAGGTAAAGCTCCACCGAAGTTCCCCCTCAGTCCTTCCTACAACGAACCGATCAACCTGATTGGAATAGAACAATCCCCTGCACATGAACTGTAATTCGCATTCCAAGACTCGAGCCTCTGTAATCTCGCTCTTGCCAAACTCCACAAGATCCACGTCCCGGTAATACTCACCGGCATCGGTCCTGTAAATAAGTTTTAGTTCTGCTGCCGCGTTAGTAAATGCAATAAACTTACTACACGCTACATAGGGCGCAGCGCTGCCGAACACCACTGTACCGGTTACTGCCTGCTGACTTTCTTTGAAATAGTTCCTGATAAAACTGTGTCCAATCGGTACATAAGAGGATTCCATGCTGTATCCCAACCCTTCCGGGGATATTAAAAGGCCAGTGGCAGGATTGTTTAAGTCCCACCTCTGGCCGTATTCATTTTCGAGATAAAATTGTCTTATCATAATGCCTCCCCCAAATGCTCGTTGACCGACTCTGCAACTATTTTTCCATCAAGGATTGTCTGGTTATAACTTTTAACGACAATTGGCTGCCTCGCGGCTTTTCCATTCATAGGTTCCGCCATCTTCCATGTAAGATCCTTCATCTGGTCTGTAACCCGTCGCTTATTATCCCGGATCCCCTTCGCAAAGCCCTGCATCATATCCGGCATCCATTCATCATCGTTCTTCATTGGGCCTTTTTCGGGCGTAGAATGATGCAGATAATCAGATACCGTATCAGCCGCAGCTTCACAGGCTTCTTCAAGATCACGAATCTTACTACGGATTCCAGCTATGTAGTTATCCATCATATCGACGCCCCAGCCTCTCGATTTCTGCGTAAGACCTTCGATATAGTCAACCGCAGGATCTAAACCGGTTGTAATGATTCCAGGTAAGGTATCTACTTTTTCTTTAATCCCATCGGCCATATCAGCGAATGCCTTGATAGAATCCGATTTTATCCCCTCTGTCTTTGTGCGGTTATTTTCTTCCATCTCTGTAAGCTTATCACTATGATTAGTCTTTACCTTATCAATAGCCGCTTCGTGGTCGTCGCGGATCTCCGTCCACCGCTTTTTCCATATCTGACTTACTGATTCCATCACTTCAGTGATTTTATTATCCAGTGCTGTCATTTTTGTATCTGTCTCAGTTGATATCTCTGATAGGGTTGTCCTAAGCTGTGTTACAAGCCCAGTCGCCCATGTCTGCCAATTATTGGACATCGTTGTCTGATACAACTGGATTGCAGCCTGGGAACTGGCAAGGTTTCCCGATAGTGTTCCCGTAGCTGTGGTAGCCACTTTATTAACAGCCGCGGTTACATTATTCGTACCTTCCTCGATTCCTCCGGCAAGGCCTTCGTCGAAATCTAAACCAATGCCATGGGTTACGCGAGATGGGGAATGACTGTCTAAGGCTTCTTTCGTTGCATCTATTCCAGCATCAGCTACATTACCCGCAGCAGTTTCTACTTCTATGGTTCCTTCCTCTATTCCTCCAGCAAGACCGGCCGCGTAATCCTGTCCGGTTGTCTTCCCTGCTTCTTTAAACTCTCCCGACTTATTCTCAAGAGCCTTCGCAGTGTTGGAAATAGATTCTCCAGTTGTATCTGGCAGCTTATCCAGTTCCTGCTTGCTTAGATTTACAAGCGTCTTCATATTGTCAACCTGGCTCTGTGTAATTCCGGGCGCTCCAGCGTCGACTGCAGCTTTCATTTCTGTGTATTTCTGAGAAAAATCAGCCACCTGGCGTTCGAGTGATTCTCTGGTTGACGTTTCCGTGGTCTGAAATGCATTACTGGTTTTTAAAACTGCATCTGCAATCTGCTGTTGGTTGTCCGATACAAGCGCTGCCGTCAACGCTTCGGTATTTGCAATAATTGAACTATAGCCGACATACTGCTCTTCGGCTTTTGACAATTTCTCATTTAGCCCCACAAGTTTGTCACTATATCCCGTTACTTGATCTCCAGCTTCTTTTACTTTTTCGCTTGCTTCCAGAACAGAACGAGCATACGCACCATTTGTATCTTTATTCTTTTCATACAGTGCATTTAATTCTTCTTGGTATTGCTTCTCTTTCTTTTGCGCCTCATTAAGCGCTTTTTTATTATCTTCAACCTCTTTCTGGGCTTCATTATATGCTATAAATGCATTTGTTTGATTTTGTAGTGCTTCTGTATAAGCCGCTTCATTCGCAGACAATAATGCATTGGCCTGCTTCTTTACAATCAGCTGATCGATACTATCGCACATTTCTTTATATTTATCAATCTGATTGCCAGTCATTGTGTATTCCTGACCCAATGCCGTTGATAATTCTCCCAGGATGTATTGTGCACGCTCCTCGTATCCTTCCAGGACGTTTCCATTCTCATCAGTAATGCCTTGTAGTTCAGCAAATAATTCCCGTTCCTTATTGGCTTCCGTTTCCACGCCGGCCGCCGCATCAGCACGTCTCTGATTTAACTGGTCATACGCTGAATATAATTCGTCAACTTTTGTTTTATTCTCTGCCTCCTGATCAGTGAGTTTGACTGCTTCGTCGTAATATTCACTGGTCTTTTCTTTCGATTCTGCCAACACAAGAGCAATGGCTCCTATCGCCGCAGCCGTTAATAATAGAGGTCCGCCAACTGCTGATAGAGCAGTAAAAACAGCGCCGAGTGATGTTACTGCGGTCATCAGCGCGCCTATCCCAGTGGCCATCTGTCCTATCAAGATGAGTAACGGCCCAATCGCAGCAACTATAAGCCCGACGGTTACAATTGTTTGTTTCTGAGAATCTTCCAGGCTGTTATACCAGTCAACCCACTCCTGTATCTTTCCCACAAGCGCCCGTATCATCGGCACAAGCGAGTCTCCAATACTGATAGCAGCCTCCTCCAGCTGGCTTTTTAAGATCGTGAGCTGTCCGTTAAGGTTGTCCTGCATGACCTCCGACATCTCTTTTGCGGAGCCGCTGGAACTATTGATTGCATCAGAAAGCTTTTTGTAATCCTCCTCACTGGCGTTAATAATTGCCAACATACCGGACATAGCCTCTTTCCCAAAAAGAGTAGCTGCATAAGATGACTGCTGCTCCTGTGTGAGTCCTTCTATAGCCTGCGTGCCGAGGGACAATGCAAGGTTCTGCTCCACCTGGGCCCGGTTCGTCTTTTTCGTCACCTTGATACCAAGCTTATCCTGGGCCTGCTTTTTAAACTGGGCCTCCGACATACTCTTAACCTGTTTCTGACCAGCATACATTGCTAACTTAAAATACTTTTCTTCGTCAGTCAGACCGCTTAAGGTATCTCCATATCCGTCAGCTATCGCTTCCTGCTCGATCATTTCAAGTTTCTGTTTCTTCTGTTCCTCCGTCGTGACGGCAAAAGAGCTTCTGAGAATCTGCATTGTTTCATCAAGGGATTTCATGGTACCGTCTTCGTTTGCCACTTCGATCCCCAGTTCCTGCATCACGCCTTCCATGGCCTCTGTTGGTTTTACCATGTTCGTAATGGCTGCTCTAAGCTGTGTACCGGACTGACTGGCCTTGATACCGCTGTTTGCCATCAGACCGACTGCAAGAGCCGTATCCTCCATGGAATAACCCAAGGAACCACATACCGGAGCCACGTACTTAAAGGTCTCGCCCATCATTTCAACGTTGGTATTGGCATTACTGGAAGCAGCCGCCATAACATCAGCCAGCCGCCCGGCATCGGCAGCCGTATAACCCATACCAGTTAAAGCGTCCGTAACGATGTCTGATGTCGTTGCCAGATCAGCACCGGAAGCCGCCGCTAAATCCATGATACCTGAGATACCACTTAGCATATCGTCGGTTTTCCAGCCAGCCATAGCCATGTAAGTCATGGCATCTGCGGCATCTGATGCGCTAAACTTAGTCTCAGCTCCCATCTCCCGGGCCTTAGCACGGAGTTTATCAAAATCGTCCCCCGTGGCCCCGCTGATGGCCGATACATTGGACATGGATTCATCGAAGTCTGCCGTCGTCTTCACAGCCGCGGCCCCAATTCCTGCCACGGCCGCCGTAACCGGCAAGAGCTTCTTTCCTGCGCCTTCAATTTTCTGACCAACTTCCTGAAATTTCTCTCCAGCAAGACTAATCTGCTGTAACGTCACATTGGCTTCGCCTGCTTGTTTTTCCAGTGTTTTTAGCTGCTGCTCAGTGGCGATAACCTCCCGTTTCAGTGCATCGTACTGTTCCTCACTGATTTTTCCCTCCTTGAACTGCTCCTGCGCCTGAGCTTCTGCTGTCTTTAATGTTTCTAATTTCTCTTTCGTGTCATTAACGACCTGAGACAGCAACTTCTGTTTCTGACTTAACAACTCAGTGTTTGATGGATCCAGTTTCAGGAGGCGGCTCACATCTTTAAGCTGACTCTGTGTGCTGCTGATTTCCTTATTGACTCCGCTCAATGCTTTATTTAGTCCGGTGGTATCGCCACCGATTTCTATTGTTATGCCTTTGATTCTGTCAGCCACGAATACCACCTCCTAAAACTTATCAAAATCGTTCTGCGTTGCCATATTGGGATACTTATAATTATCGTTTTGAGACTCTGTAAACATGTCCATTACTAAACCAATCGATAGTAAATCGAGATCGCTGATAGAAATCCCGATCTGTGCCGCTCTTAGCATAAAAAGCGGAGTTGTCATTTCCCGGCTACTCGGTTTAAGTTTTTTTTTGCCTCCACATCAGTTTGTAAATTGAGATGCCAAAGATCCACAAGCTGCGGAATGACCTCATAAATCGAAAACGTATTAAACTGATCCAACCATTCTTCCGGTGTATCCGGTTGAGAAGGGTCTGCATGTTTTGCCATAACGTAGGAAACATTCTCAAAGATTTCCAGAATCTCAAGTGGAGTATCTTTTTTTTTGCCCTTTACGGTCTTTTCAAGTTTCATAAAATCCCGGAAAATATCACGCTGAAACATTGCCCGGTAAAGCCTTGGAACGGTTGCCGATGCCTTAAACGGTACCAGTCTCCCATCAATTTCTATCTCCTTACGAATCATACGCCTGCACCACCTTCGGTCGGCATATACACAGCATCGTACCAGCCATCATATGTAGCCGTATCCGTTGTGTCTCCCGTCTTTGCCTTGATCTGACCATTACTTAAGGAGGTTGCTGAAATAGTAAGGGTTTCCGTTACCGGATCCTTTGTTTTCTCACTGGTCTGGGATTCAATTGATGGACGTGTGGACGTACAGTTATACAGCACATGGCGGATTCCATTCTGATCTCCTTCAAACTCAAACAACAAAGCGAATGCTTTTGGCTGCGCATTTGCATTTTCAATTAAGACTTTCTTACCGTCCAGTACTTCTCCCAATACTTCAGTACGGAAGGACTCAGGAACCAGTGCAATCTCCAGATCACCTTCATAGCCGTTATTGCTTACACTTTTGTAATACACAATGCCATCGGCATGAAACGGTGAGATTTCGCCCTGTGCATCTAACGAAATACTTACTGAGCCAGGAATAGCAACTGGCTTTTCATAGGTAATCGCTCCGCTCTCACCTTCCGTAAGCAGAGCATAATGTGTATTTTTTAGGTTGTACTTTACTTTGTTCTTACTCATTGATTAATACCTCCGTTTCGTATAAAACCTCAAACATCTTTTCTGATGTGAGGTATGTTTCTGTTTTCTCATAAAAAAAGCCATGCTCTTTCAGCACAGCTTCCACCTTCTTTTCGGCCTCTATATCCTTTTTCTCGGTATATAGTTCTATGTCCAATTCGTTGATGGCCTGATATACAATTCCATCGGCCGCAAAGTTATCGGTACTCGGATACAGATACACAACATACGGCTTTTCCGGCTCCTGTCCTTCCTCAAAATGATGATAGGCCGCAGGAAATCCTATGGACTTTACCATTTCAAATACTTTCTGATTAGTCATCGTGACAGCCTCTCTTTCAGACGTTTTTCGTAGTTTACCGCGGCATTTTCTTCAGCTGTAGAAATATGAGGAATCCCTTCTACCCGGCCGCCTCCACGTTTTGCATGACCTTTTTCCAGCAGGTGGGTAAGACCTGGTTTCTTCCGGTTGTAGATCCGGATATCTACGGAAACCGCTTTTTCTGATTCCACTTTTGATGTCCAGCCGTCTTTATAATGGCCCTTCTTACTCCCTCGCCCTTCAGGTGAAATCTGTTTTAATTCCTTTACAGCTTCCTTTGCGACTGTTTTGGCTTCTGTCTTCATATCAGCAGATACATCCGCCGCGTACTCTTCCATCATCTTCATAACCTCACTGGCAAGAGCATCAATCTTAATTCCTGACATTCTGTTACCCCCTTATCGTGGCTCTGATTTTAATGGTTTCGTTCTTGTACTGCACATTGTCAATGCTGGTTATGTTGTATTCCCTGCCACGGTGTAACAACCGATATTCCTTTGTATTCATGGCTCCCAGCAAAGAATGATAACGCATAATAAACATTACCGTGTTCTGCGCCTGTGTTTTTGCAGCTTCCCAGTATTCGGAACCAGACAAATTGTTCATGTAGGCATATCCCTTATAATATTCCGTCCATACAGGTATCTGATTTCCGATCTCGTCCTCGGTATACCCGTTTTTTTCAATTGAAACAGGTTCCCGGTATGCTCCTGCATTCATTGCTCCGCCTCCTATAACAGATTCTCACAGTACATTCCCAGAATAGTATCCACTACGCGGTTGGTGTTGGCCTTATCTACATACATCTGCCGGTTATCATACATATCTGATATGAGCACAAGGACAGCGATTGTGATATCCTCATGCTCATCAATTTTTGCTTCACTCAATCCTGTGTAGCTTTTAACGTACTCGACCGCGGCCTTCTTAATGATCTCCAGATACGCCTGATTCTCCTGCATGTACGTTTCCTCTTCCCGCAGCTGCCTGCAAATATCTCCGAACGTTATCTGGCTTACCTTCATGTCCTGTCTCCTTATGCAGATGCTTTCATTACCAGTTTTGCGATCTTCTGGGCGTTCTCAACCTTCGCGTCAAACTCCATCCACGCAATCACACCAATCGCGTGTTCGTCCGCATATCTTTCCTGAAGGACCTGCACCGATGCGTCTTCAGACAGTTTTACTGCCAGTCCGGAAAAATCGCCGTAATAAATTGCCGTCTTACCGGCTTCCATACCGTCCATCTGGTCAGACACATAAACCGGCTTTCCAAGCAGCGTGGTACCAAACGCAGACGTTATATCGTCCTGCATCAGATAACGTCCGTTTGAATCCTTCAGGAGTCTTAATGCGGTACGTGTCGCGCTGTTCATGATAAAGACACCCTTAGCCTGGAATGCGTCCTTTACAGTGTCCTTAAGCATGATAAGCTCATCCATGGTTATTTTGTTCGCTGCGGCTGCCGTTGTGGAAAGAGTTACACCTTTTAAACCGTCTACTTTAGCAGTAGTGCCATGAAGCAGCTCCATCTCGATAAATCTGGAAATAGATTCTGACATTGCGGTCACTACGAAGGATACAATATCAAACTGGCTGTTGTTTGCCAGGGATTTAGACACCTTAGAAAGTGCTCCCGCCAGGTACCCTGTCAGTTCGATATTGGTAAACTTTCCGCTCGTGCTGGTTAAAGACTTAAACTCATCTGCATAAGCCATCGTAATGGTATTGCCATCGGCGGCGTAATATGGAATAGACAGAGTACCCTTGATGTTGTACCGGGTCGCAAGTCTGTAAATCGGGCAGATATCCTCAACCTTTTTGATGATCCGATTTGCAATAGTCTTCGGAATAACGGCACCGTTGTCAGTTTTGGTCATTTCCCCGGCACGCTCTTCCAGCACTTCTCCGCGAATATAAGCTGCAAACGCACGCTCTTCAAGCTCTTCCTGCTTCAATTCTTCATTTTTGGCTGTACTGGTGACATTCAGTTTCAGATCCCTGGCGCGCTCCAGTTTCTCAATGGTGCTGTCCAAGGCCTTCACCTGCTTGTCTAAGTCATCAAACTTCTGATCCTCTTCCGGGCTAAATGCTCTCTTCTCTGTCTCTGCGGAAGATGTCAGATCCTTCATCTGCTGGACCAGCTCCGCCCTCTGCTCCGTAAGGGACTTTAAGTCCTCTGCTCGATACTGCATGTACTGTCTTACAATTGCTTTCTTTCTCATTTTGTTGTCTCCTTTTCTAATTCTTTTAGTCTATTCTGATATTTGCTTAAATCAACGTGCTCCTTTTCCGGTTTAATCTCTACATAGTCTGCACGGACCTCCAGCGCTTCCGGAGTCAACACCGTTTCACCTTCTGCCCTTACTTCAACACTTGTCCCCTCATAGCATGGCTGTTTCCTCTCGTCTATGATGGACACCTCCACGAGGTCCATATCCTCAACAAACCGGCGTTCCAGTGCATCGTGAATATTCTCTTTACTGGCATCCTTCTCCCTGAATCCAAAGGACCAGCCCCGAAGCTTTTTCTTCCGAGCCTTTTCAATGACTTCCGGATCCGTGACTTCAGCTCTGGCGTGGAGGCCGATGCTGTCCTCGTACAGTTCCAGATTAGTGCTTGTAGATCCCAAGTTCCTGGTCTTGTCGTGGTTAAGGAGCAACTGCACCTCATTATGTCTGAGCGCCCGCTCAAAAACTCCTGGTACTATCTGCTCCACAAATCTCTTGCCGGTCTTCCGGTCCCGCATCGGTCGCGAATCCCTGGCAACAGCATTGACATAACCTTCAATTACTACGCTGTCCGCTCTTATTTCAATCCTCATTTATTTCTTCACCTTCTTTCTGTTCAGATCCTTTTTGGATCGGCGTAAGTCCTCCGGTCTGATTCATATTTGGTACATAAAACTGGTTTGTCTTTGGATCATACAACACATCATTTAGTCCCAGGCGCACAAAATCCAGCCCCAGCGGCGGATAATTCTCCTTCATGCGTATCTCATCAGTCTGTAAAAATCCATTTTTGCTAGCTATTTCGTAAGCACGGAACCTCTTTTCAATATCTCCCTTAGTCAACTCTGATGTATCCACTGCAAAATAATAGGATCCCTTCTCAGATTCAAGAAGCAGATCCCGATTTAAAGCGCATTCAAATTCTTTTAAGATTGGATTCAGGCAATACTGGACAAAATTCGTTTTATCCTCTTCTGTCGCTCCGCCGTTGATCATAGCCGGCGGCATATTAAACAGCTTGCAGATTTCATCACTGTTGGTTTTTTTATTCTCATTCAGCTGCATCTCTACAGATGTGTTACTCGCCTCCTGGAACTCCAGTCCCTCATTTAAGATAACCACATTCTCGGTATTGTTCTGGTACAATCGGCGCCATGCTTTTCTAAGGGCCGTTATGGCTCCTTCGGAAAGCTTCTTCGGAGATTTCACAAACCCTTTTTTATTCCCACCTGTTTTCACCAGTCCTTTTTCATATTTCAGGGAATGGTATGCTACGCTTAAGACTTCGCTGTTTTCATCGATAACACTCTTTCCAGACCGTCCATCTTCCGTATTTCTGAGAAACTTCAAAAACTCAAACGGCCTGTACCTTGCCCCCTGAATCATGATATCGTAATCCTTAAAGATCGGATCCGAAGAGAATATGAAGGAAATCTCATTTTCCTTGACGTAATGCAGGGATTTTATGCGATTTCCCGTCCGGTTTACAAAGGCATACCCACCTTTTCCGGTCAGGTAATCTCTAGTCAGCGCCCGTTTAAACTGCACGCCGTCCAAGGTGTCCCCTGTATCATCGTTCAGCAGCCGTACTCTTGTGTCTTCCTTGACGGTCTCCAGCTTGCCTTCAGTCAGCTTATATAGCTTAATAGGTATGGTTGATACCGTTTCTGCTATTTTATTTACGCAGGCCGCGAATGCAGGCACATTCATAGCCTGCTCTTTGGTCATAGAATCGTCCGCCAGACTGGCCTGAAGTAATGCGTCCTCATTGGATTCTGTTTCCGTTTTCTCTGGCTCCGGATCCGCCCTCATGTGAAAGGGCCACATAAACAATCACTCCTCTCTTTTCTTGTACTGGTGCAACTAACACACCTGTACGGTAAACCCGCTGTCATCAAACAATATATCCTGTTGGAGTAAGTACACCGAGTTGATAATGCTCACCACTCCGTCTACCTTACCGTTGGATTTCTTCTTGTTGACATACCTGTTCATATTGGTGTCATAGGTGCACTTTGCATTTTCAAAGTTGGTCTCCAACAGCCGGTTCTCCTCATAATGCCATTCCCGGTTTGCTACTTTTTCCGCCAACAACTTTGTAGGTGGATGCAGCGTATCTGAATGCTGCCGGATTTCCACCGTGGTGTATTCCTTATCCCATTTCTGTGCACTGGACAGGGCATTATACCTGTCGTAACCGATGGATTTGATAATCACGCCCCTGGATTCCTCCAAACCGGATACGTAATCCTCAATCACGCCATAGTCTACTGTCATGTCACCGCAGGCAATGCAGGTTCCCGCGGCAATGGCTGCCCTGTAATCAAACTTCTCAAACTCACTCTTTTCATCAATGCGTCCCTCCGGTATAAATGTCATTACTTCGCTCAACATCTCCCCGTCTTCCTCAGCTGACATGGCTACAGAACAGTTATCATTCGTCATGGCCAGATCCACACCGATATACACCTCACGGCCGGTCCAGTCTATATGTTTTTCTCTACATGCTTTCACCTGGTCGATCGGAATATATGTTTCCGTCCCAGCTCCCTGATAGATGATGTTGCAATGCTTTGTCAGGAAGTTCTCCCGCAGCTTCTCCCGGTTGATAGCCCGCTGCCGTTTCAGCAACAACTCATCCCATACTTCCGGAATCTCGAGAGCCAGTGGATTTCCATGTGCCAGAATCGTATCGTCCGTAGCCCAGTCCTTGATATTATCCGGCTCGTACAGTAACGCAAAAACAGTTTCATCATCAATCAAGCCGTCCAGGATCTTCTTTGCATTGTCTACCTCGTCCTCCAGCGGATTATCTACTGTTGGATATTTGGTAGAGATGATAAAACCCAGCTTGTTTTGAATCAATAACTGACCGGATCGCATGGCCTCCACCGGATATGACGTAGGCAGTGCCCCGACTTCATCAGCAATAAATACCGACGGCTCTTTACCGTCCATGCGGCTTGTGGAGTAGTTGAGCGGTGTATACTTTGTTTTTGTGGGATTGTGAAGAATGTAATCCCGCAAAACCTTAAATTCGTTCTCCTCGAACAGCTCAATATTCGTAGCGATTAGTGGCTCCAGGGCCTCTTTGATCTCACGGGCCAGTGCTCCATCTGGTGCAACAGAGAAGAAACGTGAATATGCCGGTTCCAGATAAAAGAGCAAAATAAAAAGAACAGCAACGACAAAAGTCTTACCATTCTTTCTGCATATCTCTAAAACCGCCGTCTGGTACCGGCGCAGCCTCTGGTCTTTCCTGTGAACCGTACACAGTACCGCCGTAATCAACAGCCACTGATAACCAGCCAGGGAGGAATACAGGGTTTTTCCTGCCTTCGGTCCCTTTGCCATCTTGAGAATTTTAAGGATTTTATTGATTTTTTCCAGGAGCCTTTCATTGATTACATACTTCTTATTCTTCCCCTTATACGTCTGGAGGAAGTCCGCACACTGGAGGATAACGTATTTCGGCGCCTTAATCTTCCCTCTGCATACCCCCTCAGCATATGCAACCGCCGGATGTTTAACCTTCGTCTTCGTCGTCATCGTTAATCAGGTCCATGATGGTCTTTTTCTTTTCACCAGGTTTCACCTTTGCAATCGATAATTTCGCCCGGCTCTGAGGGGACAAGCACAGTTCGTTGCAGCACCGGAAGTATTCTTTTGACGCCTCGGCTCTGGCCTGCCGGAAGGAATTTTCGAAAAGCAGGTCCTTCTTATCGTTGGCCTGCCGGTCCAGCTCCTGGATCCGATCCACGGCAATGGCGGTCTGTGCAAGAATAAACAGATCCAGGTTCCCCAGTATGTCCGCCTCCTGCAGTTCTCCCATGATGTAGTTGAATATGTCCATCTGTGATTCTGTCAGGTACAGTGGTGGTATGAGTTTGTCATTCTTTCCGCGGAGCTTGTCCTCCAGTTCGAGGCGTTGCGCTTCCTCTTCTTTTGGTATTGTTCCAGTCTTAACCCTGGCTGATTTTGCTGGCCTTGCCATCTAATCACCTTCCTTCCATTTGTCACGCTCCTGAGCTAAACAGTTCTTCATAAGCAGCATCTGACCAACTTTCATCTATAACAACAGAGTCGTATTTTTTAAAAACAGTCTTATCTTCATGCGCATCATAAAAGGTCCTGGCGGCACGACATATTAAAAAGCATAAACCGTATGCATCCAGATCGATAGTTCTCTTTCCACCCTCTTCATAATACGAACTATGAATATTATGAGTGCCGCATGCTTTGTCTACATGTAATCTGAACTCATCAATAAGTAATTCTTTAGTCCTATCCTTCAACTCAAAGTTGCCTTCGTGAAGAAGCGAACAACGTAAAGCATAACAGAATTCTCCATTAAACTGGAAGTCAGGGGCTTCGTCATCAGCAATGTAATGTAAAGGCTTTACGAAATCATTGTACCATGCTACATACTGTCTACGTCCCTCTCTAAATTCTTTTCCGTTTTTATCTTTACGTTTAAAATCTGGATACTCAATTTGACCGCAGATATCAGGTAAAGTTAGCGCCAACGCCAATGCTGGAAGATAACACTCACACTCAATAGCCCTTCTTATAGAATTAATTTTCTCAATCATTTTGATATTTTCCTTTCTCCGATATAGAATTAGTGTATCGACTTGGGGAAAGAAAATCAATTACTTTTTGTTGCGAACGATATCATCAGGCATTAATATTCTCATTTCTAAGATTTTGTGTATTTAGAGGTGGGGCGTCGGTGTCCAGAATTGTTTCTATTTTCCGCACAACTCCCCGGGGGATACCTCCCCAGCCAGCACCACGCCCATGTCAAGGATTACACAGGCGTGTCCCGTCTTTGCTTCCACCCGCTCCTCCATTGTTTTCCTTACTTCGTCAGGCATTTTCTGTCCCACCTGTAATACCAGTACATTGTTGTTATTCTCAATCAACATCATTGCGCTTCCTCCTGTTCTTCTATAATTTGTTTGATTACTTCATACGGTATCTCTCCGCTCTCTGCCATCTCATGATGCATTCCGCACACAGTCAGCAGGTTGTCGTCGTCTAGGCGCTTATCATAATCGGTCTCAATCGGTATGGCATGATGGACAGACAGATTGTGATAGTTGTATTGCTGATCGGTATTGTACAGGTTGCGGATACATATCTGACACAGGTTCTTATCTCTGCGTCGGATCTGCTCCCGCTTCTCTCTCCAGCGTCTGGAGCTGCGGAACTTGTCTATGTATGTGATCTTTTTCTGGGTTGATGGACGCCGACCGCAATCATATTTATCATCGTGGATACGGCCACAGTATTTACAGGACTTAAGCATCACATCACCTTCTTTCTAAAATATGCGTCTAAAGCTATAGATACTTGTTATTTTCCTAGCCTCAACTTATAATATACCTACAGGTATCACAAACAGAGAATCGAAGAAAGGAGGGCTATTATGAATACCGCTACCATTTATTTTTCAGACAAAAGTACTATCGTCGTAAAAGAAGGTGATCTCATTATCCCGATTGTTCAAACAGCTATAAGCGATAATGTTTTTTCATCCATGGGTGAATCTATTGAAATATACAACCACGTCAACAATGGTTTAATTCCTGCACTCTTAGACGCATTTTATCTTTGCAAATTTTTCTATATCAATAGCAGTGATTCACCTGTTTATGGGACAGCTTGTATTGTAAAAATCGAAAATAATTAATGCCTTTTAATATTATCGAATTCCTTTTTTACATAATTCGCAAGTTCCGGAGACTCCCAGCGCAGATTTTTGATAAACATAATTTCATTATCGTCGCTGGGAGAGCTATTATCATTAAGAAAAGCATATTCTTCTTTTACACGCTGCCTCATATCTTCTTGAAACTGCTTCATTCTCAATTTCAACCTTTCTGAATTCATAATCCATCCCCCCTTATCATCTTACCGTGTATTTTAAACAATAGAAAAGACACCCGCTCGTTCAGCAAGTGTCTATCTCTCTTATATATTTCTTACATGTTTATTAATCGATGCTTTTGAAATATCGTTAGATTGGGGTTGTTTTTGATTGCTTGTATTTCGTTTTCCCCTGGCTGAGGCATCAATTTTATAATGTTTGTCACTGCCTCTGACATTTCTTCGGTTGTTATTCCAATTTGCCCTTCTGCCACCTGTCTGTTTCCTTTCTTAAAAACCCTATCTCCGGAAGCCCTACTCTCATTAGTGCCATTATAGCACACTTGACAAAATAAGTCTTGCTATTAGTTGCTGTCTTTTAAAAATCTTTTCTCAAATTCCTGCAATGCTTCCCCATGCAGATGGCATATCCGATGATATGACTTATGGAGATCCCCTGCAATCGTCTCCAATGACTGGTACTGCACATATTTTCTGAACAGTATGTCCACATACTCCACCTTTGAAAGCTGCTGTATCTGTCTGATCCTCTCATGCCTCATATCATGCCACTGATCTATCTCGTCATTAATCTCTCGCTGCATGTCAGTTATCCGGTCTGATATCCGAGTAAAACCCGATCCATCAGGCGAAGTCTGAACCCGTTCCGCAGAATAATCCATACCACCTATATATGTACGACTCCCCTTGAGCGTCTCATATTCGATCTGCTTCTGGTCGATGGCTACATCTATCTTTTTGATTTCCTTTAAGTATTCCTTCGCTGTCAAACTTAACCCTCCTAATTTATTTTTCTACTAACGCCTACCCTCGGATGATTATAACCTCCAATCGCATACAAATGCCCCTGCCTCTCACAGTCACAATTCTTACGGCCGCACTCCGCCGGCCATCTCTTCCGACAGATCAGGCAGATCTTCTCCACCTTCACGGCCCTGATACTCGGCTGACGGCTATATCTCCTCCAGATCGGCTCACGCAACTTCGGATCCGGACACGCCGGTGTGTAGCAGTATGCCGGCATCGTCGCACTATGCGTCTCTGGCCTGGGGCCTTTCAGTATGTATTCCTGTTTCGCCGCCCTAGCCTGTGCTGACTGGAGGGCCATGGCATGTTCTTCTTTTCTATCCATGGCGTCTCCTCCATATCGAATACGGAATCACATTTTCATAGTCCGCCCCCAGTACCTCATGATCCGCCTGGTCCTACGCCGTACAACTGCTAGGCCGGATACCATCTCGTCCATTTGTTTTATCAACTTAGCTCCTCCCTTCGTTCAGAAAATCTCAGTTTAGGCAAGTAAGCGATACCACCGTGTTTTCATTTCGGCGGGTATCTCCTGCCCTCGGTTTCGTGCCCCTGTCCAATGGGTTCCACCAGCTTCTCCGTCACACAGAAAACCGCTGGCCTTTAAACTTGTTCCTGGTTCGCTCTGTAGAATATAGGTGATAATCTTTCGGTATCCCATATCCTTTGCGATCCGGCAGCACGCCCCGTATAACATGCTACAGGCATTATATGTACCATCTGTACACAGTCTATTGATTTCACAGGTCAGACCATCGTCCAGGTATCGGCTCACTGGTCGACCACATACAGCACAACCGATAAGTTTCTCACCCTCATATAGCCCCACAGAAAACTTATGACCGACTGTCGCCTTATGATGGCGGTGAAAGCGGTTAATGAAGTCGCTGGCCTGCCTGAATGTTATTGGTCTAATTTCCGTCTCCATCACTCCTTCCAACTACGGAAAATACTAATATGTGGGCGGTAGCGGCAACGCCTGTCCTGCCGCCCATGGTATGTAATGCCGGACATGCCGGACGCATTACTCAAATACTAACTTATCTCTTGTATCTTGATATCACCAATCCTACAAAAGCAGTTATAATCTGCAATCAGCATAGAGATATCTGATCTTAATTCCTCTATCTGTTCTCCATCTGTATAGTCATCATCTGACTCCACGATGGCCGTTATCTTGTACCTTGCCATATAGAATTCCTTCCGAAAATTTTAATTTTTTGAAGCAAATAATGTTTCGTATTCTTCATTTAGTTTCTTGCAATATTCATCGAATACAAAAGTGTCAGTACAGCTAAAAGTAACCTTAGTTCCGCTACTATTTGCTTTATTAACTCTTGCTGCAACGAATCCTTTTCTAGCTTCTTCAACCTTTGCAGCGTAAAGCATTTTATTATATTTATCTCGATCTTCTTCAAAAAGTTTTTTTGTCATCAATCTAAAATTCATTTGATAGCTGGATACTGATATTCCACTCACTTTTTATCCTCCATATATTAATTTCCCCGCCACTTCCCCACGACATCAGGCAATGCAATTTTCCCGGTGTAACCGGAAACTTTATTGTCCTGCCGTACTCTTCAAAATTATTAATATACCTGCCTTTTAAGCCATTCCAAGGCGTCCGCTACCTGATCCGCTCGATATGCTACAACGTCCAGATCGTCCCGATATAGTTTTGCATCTACCCGGGCCAGAAAACACGCAAGTTCTTCATCTGTCATTGCTCTAATTCGATCTGCATTTCTCATGGTATCCTCCTTCTGGAAAGCTTTATTTTTTTCTACTCTCAATTGCATCTCCTATCCTGTCAACACAGGAATATATTACAAACATTAATACCCAAAATTGCCATGTAATCATTTATTTCACACTCCTAAATTCTTTAATCTTCATCAAAATAGCACCACTGTTTACATTCTTTGCACTGTTCCGCTGGTTCCTCTCCGACCGCTTCGCTAAATCCACGACACTTACTTCCTTCCCAACCCGGATGGCCATACTGCCTTATGTACAGGCAAGGCCCCGTTTGGTAACACAGGCCGCAGATATTTGCCAGCGATTTCAACAGCTTCTCCCTGGCCCTCTTCTCTGCCTCTGCCTGGGATACTGCGGCGGAATAGATATTGTAGCTTGCTGTGTCCAGCTTGCGGATCGTATCCATCATTCTGACCGTGCCTACTGCCTTGCCATTATCCATCACCCGGTGCAACTCCTGGCGGCTGTATCCGGTAAACTGCTCCAGCTCCGAAACAGTCATACCAAACAGCCCGGCTATGCTCTTTAAATCTGCCATGACAAAACCTCCTTATTTGTCAAGTCTTAGTTCGGTAAATATTAATTTCCCAAACTAAGACAAATCCTCTTCTGCCGTTTCCGGTTCCTGATCTGCCAGATTAATAATCGTCATGGATTTCGTTTCCTTCGTATTTCCCTTCCTGACACTTACCACA